ATATCTCTCCCTTAGCTCTGTTTAAAGCATAGTATCCTAGTGTGACTTATCTAATGATAGTTGACCAGTTCAGATAGTATGACTGATACCATAATAATGGTATCTATAGAAATTATTAGTATACCAGAGGACTCAAGCAATATGCTGAATGCTGTCTAACCGCATGTCTTATACAATATATATGGTGACACTCAGCAGTAAATATATATACATACAGGGATAAGAAGAGAGGTTACCCTCTCTCCGTTATCCTGGTGCATTAGAAGCGATTGCCTTTCAAGCCAAACTCCAACGTACGTATACTACGTAGATAACTACGAATCTCCCCTACGAGATCATAGTCCTCTTCAAGTCTACATTTGTGCTGCAACAGTGCTGCCTGTCGTCTGGCCTTCTTGATGGTAGTCTTTGTAGCTGACCTATTACCAATACCCTCATCTAATAGTTCGTTAGTCTCAACCTTCCAAGCTTCTACATCATTGTCTAGATCCATATCCATCGTTGTAATTGTAGTAACATTATTCTCTGACATTATCTGTCTCCTTTGATTAATTATTATTATAAGTATACTAGTATATAACTAAAAATTGAATATAACGTAATCTCGATAGAGAAAAACCCTCCGTTAGGGGGTACCACTGTTTAAAACACCACACACTAAAATGCTACATTTTTTAAAAGTTAGTGCTACAGGTCACATATATTTCTTGTTCTGATCCGTATATTAGTTGTATATTATGGATATGATAACTAGAAACGATATATTTCAGGCAGTAAGATGGTTCAACTTAATAATAGGTATAGCAAATTTCTACTATTACTTTATTGGTGCATCTTTTTTCTTACTCCCGCTTGGGGCACTGAACATGGCAGCATGGGCGTTTACTCTTGGCAGGAAAGTGGAGGAATCAGAGAAGAAGTAGCCAACATTATGTTAGGGCTATTCTTTTTAGGCTTAGTGAAGTTAGGAGATTATTTGGATGATAACCCTATGGCTGGGTACAGTTGTCCTGATTACTGTGAAGTAGATCATGAACATTATAAGGGGAAAGACTATGAAGAGAAAGATGAAGAAGCCACCGACAAACAAAGAGATACTGAGCTATATGGACCAACTCTTTCTGCAGATAGAGAATAACCAGAAAGCTGTTTATGATATATCTCAAGTGCTATCTGACTATATGAGTTATAATGGGGATACAGACAAGTTTGCAGACTTTATGAAGAATAAGTACTCTGGATCCGATGCTGAGATACCGACTCGCTGGTCTGTATTTACTAAGTCGCTATTTTACAGGTACTTACGCTTGAAAAAAAAGCTTGCATCATATTACTTAAAGGTAATAAATTATTACTAGTTAGTTTAACTATTAGCTTAAAAAGGAGTTATTATGAAGATCTACTACTTAACAATAGCGTATAATGAAGATACGGATACTATAGAGTATATCGAAGAAGAGGTAGTAGACAATAGTAGCCCTAAAGTGTTCACCGAAGCTGATTTAAGTGGGTACTTCGAAGAGGACCTGATTAGGTTTATGGAGGAGGCGTACATCGTAGGTGAGAGTTAGTAGGGTACATACGTTTGACTACGCTTCACACTTGTCAAACGTGGGAAATGGAAAATGGGAAACGGGAAATGAGAGAGTATAAAGTTAGGGGAAGACTACATCCTGTATACGAAGAGTTAGATGAACTTCCTCAAGAGATAGTTGTTTCTTCAGATTGGAGGAATGCTGAGATAGGTGACTGGATAAGAGCTGATGATGGTTGTGTGCTCCAGGTATTGAGAAAAGGTAGCATAAAGCGTCTTGGTAAGGTTTCTTACTATATAGGTACCTGTACGGGGACTTTTCCTGACGGTCCTAATGTCCGGATGGATACCGAAAGGAGAGACCATATATACTCGTTTGGGGGTAGAAAAGTCAAGGATACCATACGCGATAGAGAGCGCCTAACCAAGCATGAGGTCTTATTTGCTCGGTATATTGTAGCTGGATTATCTCTTGAGGAATCTTATATGAAAGCATTCCCTACTAATCAGTTTAACTATGCCAAGGGGATGGCTGCTAACTTATTTAAAACGGAGAGGATTCAAACTCAAGTGAAAGAAGAACTAAAGCCAGTACTAGAAGAGCTAGGGATAGATAATAAGACAGTTTTAAAGGACATAAGAGACGTCTCTCAGACTGCGGAAAAAGAAGACGTACGCCTAAGGGCACTTTTTAAATTAAGTGATATTCTAGACCTAGAGGACAAAAATCAGACAAGAATAACACAAGTTTCTGGAGCTCTTTTCCAAGGCTTCTCTTCTGAAGCGCTGGAAGAAGCTCAGAGACCTGAACTAACGGAGGTTAAGAAATAATGGGTTTAATGGATACACTAAAGAGCCTTGGCTCTAAAGATGATAAGATGCCGTCAGATTGGGGGGCTATAGAGGGGAGTGAGTACGACTTAAATTTCTCAGGTAAATCACAAAAGCTAGCTGACAGTGACGCAATGAATATGCTGTACAGGTCATTTCCTTATGACCCTAATACTACAGCAACAGAGGGAGAAGGCTTAGATTTTGGGGGTTATATGAAAGAGTTGGATCCAGAGGTTATTGGTGGAAGGGTCTCAGAGCTAAGAGAAATGGGCTTTGGGGGCTCTGGCAGTAAGGACGGCTACGATGAGCGGCTAAAACAGGTCGACCCAAAATTTTATAACGAAGAGGGGGGCATGAGCGCGTCTAATTATGTGGAGCACATGATGATGATGGGAGAGTTTACAGACAAAGTCCATGGGGGTGACTATGGATCTATGGTGCAGTCAGCCAGGAGAGCTGAGACTACCCCTTCTTCTGAGGGCCCTGTTCCAGCCAGTGAGTTTGGCCCTGTAGCTGAATTGAGAGAGCCCTGGGAGACCTTTGATACCGAAGGACGATACAGGGACTAAGTGAATATAAACTCTAGAAATGTCTCTAAAGCAGAAGAAGAACTACTCCTTGCACAGGAAGACCTTATTGCATTTGGTAAACTCTTTTTGCCAGATGACTTTATGCGAAGCGAGACTCCATTCTTCCATTACCAGGTAGCTGATGCAGTTAACGACTTATCAATCAGGGAACTTGCAGTTATTCTACCTAGAGGTCATGGCAAGACTGTACTCACTAAATGCTCCATTATGCATGATTTCTGCTTTACTAAGGAACCACTCTTCTATGGGTGGGTTGCAGCTTCTAGTAAAATTAGCGTACCAAACCTTGACTACATCAAGTATCATATAGAATATAATGACCAACTAAGATATTATTTTGGGGACTTAAAAGGGAGAAAATGGACGGAAGATGATATTGAACTTAAGAATGGCACTAAGCTTATTAGCAAATCGAACCTCTCTGGTATACGTGGGGGAGCTAAACTACATAAAAGGTACGATCTTATCGTGCTGGATGACTTTGAGGATGAAAATAATACCATTACACCTGAGTCTAGGGCTAAAATCTCTAACCTTGTTACGGCAGTTGTATTTCCTGCTCTGGAGCCCCATACGGGTCGTCTTAGGATCAATGGAACTCCTGTGCATTTCGATTCTTTTATTAACAACATTCTGGTCAACCACGACAGGGCAGTGGCTGAGGGCAAGGACTTTAGTTGGAAAGTGATCACCCACAAGGCATTGCAAGAGGACGGCATTCCCCTATGGCCAAGCTGGTTTGGTATAAAGGAGATGGAGAGAAAGAAGAAGTTTTATTCAGATTCTGGCCAGCCACAGAAATTCTATCAAGAATATATGATGGAAGTTCAGAATGAAGACGATGCAATATTTACTAGAAATCATATCAAGTATTGGGAGGGCGATTTTATCCATGATGACGAAACAGGAATATCGTATATACACACATCAGATGGGGATGTCAAGCCAGTCAATATTTTCACGGGTGTCGACCCCGCTACAGATTCTACTCGTAGGGATAGCGACTTCAGCGTTCTACTTACTCTTGGGGTTGATACTGATAACAATATATATGTTATTAATTATATTCGCAAGCGTTCACTCCCTGTTCTCGGTATCCCAGGAGATCCTAAGAAGGGAATCGTTGATTACTTGTTCGAGCTTAATAACATCTATCACCCTTCCCTTTTTACAATCGAGGAGACTACAATGTCTCGCCCAATATTTCAAGCGCTTATGGCGGAAATGCGTAGGCGTAATGACTTCTCTGTCAAGTACTGCGCTGAAAAACCAGGTAACAGAATGTCGAAAAGAGACCGGATCCAAGAGATACTTGCTCAAAGGTTTTCGGTGGGTGCGATACACATTAAGAAGGACATGTATGACCTTCAAAGAGAAATTATAACTTTTGGACCCAGAATGGGGCATGATGACACTATTGATAGTCTCGCTTATGCTTGTAAACATGCATACCCTCTTAAAGGTATTTCAGAGACTAAGGATGGTTGGCAGAAGCATAAAGTTAAAGCAAAAAGTTGGGTGACAGCATAATGGGTATATATGACACTATCACACGGCCACTTGATCCAGGTCGTAGTGATAAAAAAATCACGTATGAGAAATCTATGGACAGAGAGCGGTCAGTCTATCAATATCTTTCTAGCATTGCTGATGCAACAGGCTATGATAGGCTAGATTTAATGAAGGCGGCCCACATAGAGTCTTCATTTGGAGCTGATATGGGGGATCAAAATAACGATAAGTATGGATTAATGCAAAGTGGTCACGACACTGCTGGTAAGTATGGTGTGGACAGGTATGATATGGCAAACTTTTATGGTGCAGAAGTTAGGGCTCGCACAAAGTCAAAAAACTCTGATAAGGATTTATGGTATCAAGCAAATACTGTAGAGGAGGCTAATAATATGGGGATAGAGAAGGGTTTATTAGAATATATGACATGGCAGCAGGGCCGCAATGGAATGGCAAAGGTAATAAACATAGCTACCGATAAAGATAGAGATGGTGTATCTTTTTCATCTGGCAGTTTGTCTGGAAATCTTGGCAGCACAAGAGAGCATCTCATAAACAATATGGCATTAAGAGACAAAAAGCACGCAAAGGAATTGCGCAAACTTTCTGATCACGAGTTGGCAAACCAATGGATAGCACTTACAAAAGAAAAATGGGAGACAGCAGGATCCGAGATAGAGTTTAAAGATGATTATTATGAGGTACCTGAATAATGGCTAAATCAAACAAGAAGGCAGAAAGAGTTCGGATGATTTTTAACAAATCACGGACTAGCTCAAGGATTCAATGGGAGAGAGTTAACCAGAAAGGTTATGACTTTTCTAATGATAATCAGTTAACTGAGGAAGAGCGCCTGAATTTAGAAGAGCAGGGGATGCCTACATTTACTATAAATAGGATTACACCAGTAGTAGAGATGCTTAATTTCTATGCTACTGCTAATAGCCCTAGATGGCAAGCAGTTGGAGCTGACGGGTCAGATGTAGATGTAGCAGCAGTATTCAGCGACATGGCTGACTATATCTGGTATAATTCAGATGGTCCAGCTATATATGGTAATGCTATCAATGATGCGATCACTAAGTCTATTGGATATATGCTCGTCAACGTCTCTCCAGACGCTGATAACGGCATGGGGGAAGTGGTTGTAGAGCAGCCAGAACCATTCGATATATATATTGATGCTAAATCTAGAGACATGTTATTTAGGGATGCTAGCTATATACTTATACGGAAGATCTTACCTAAACAGCACCTTATGAGTCTGTTTCCTGAAAGCAAATCTAAAATAAAGAAAGCTAGTTCTGACGAAAATAATGATGACCTGTATACAGTAAAGTCTAAAGGGGCGTTGCAGAAAGATTTTCACTATAAAGATATAGACGAAAGTGAGACTGTTGATCCTGAGTCTGGGGATCATGATACGTTTCTAGAATTTTTCGAGATGTATGAAAAAGTTAAGGTGGAGTATGCTAATGTCTTCTATCAAATACTTCCCACAGAGGACCAGATAAAGCAAATACAGCAACAAGTTTCAGTTCAAATGGAGGAGATGCGTGCTCAAAGTGATGTGGCTATGCAAGAACAACTATTAGCCTTAGAGGAGCAGGTAAAGAATAAAGAGATTATTCCAGAAAGATACCAGCTTGAGGTTGAAGGGCTAAAGAAGCAGAACGAAGAACAGCTAGTTGCAGCAGAACAGCAGATAACTAGCGAACTTATGTCTCAAGTAGCTAGGACAGAGAACATTATTATATCTAAAAAAGAGTTCGATCTTATGATGGAGGATCAAACATTCGCTAGTACTGTTATAGATGTAGTTAAGTTTTATAACTCACGAGTTCAGCAGACTTGCGTAGTGGGAGACCAACTTTTATATGAGAAGATTTTACCAGAAAATATTACAGAATATCCCTTAGTGCCTTTTCATTTTAAGTGGACTGGCACTCCTTACCCAACCTCCGCAGTGTCCCCCCTCATAGGCAAGCAAATGGAGCTCAATAAAGCACATCAGATAATGGTACATAACGCTTCTTTGGGCTCTTCTCTCCGCTGGATGCACGAGGAGGGATCTATAGATACAGATCATTGGGAAAAGTACTCAAGTTCTCCTGGTGCTCTACTCCCTATTAGACCTGGAGCAACGCCTCCAACCCCAGTTCAGCCAGCCCCATTAGCTAATGCCTTCTATCAGATAGTACAAGAAGGTAAAGGTGACATGGAATATTTAGCTGGTATATACTCATCTATGCAGGGCGATGTTTCAGGACAGCATGAGACCTATAGAGGTATGCTAGCTCAGGATGAATACGGCACAAGGCGTGTAAAGCAGTGGATGAAGAATGTTGTGGAGCCAGCATTAAAGCAACTTGGAACAGTGGTTATGCAATTTTCACAAGCAGTCTATACAGCTCATAAAGTATTTAGAATAGTTCAGCCAAGCGCAATACAGGAGCAGAGAGAAGTGCAGATTAATATCCCTATATACAATGATCTTGGAGAGGCGATAGGTAAATTTCAAGATTACTCTACCGCTAAATTTGATGTAAGAATTATAGCTGGATCAACACTTCCAGTTAATAGGTGGGCATATTTAGATGAGTTAAAGCAGATGATGCAGCTCGGCATAGTCGACGATATTGCGGTTCTTGCTGAGACTGACATTAGAAACAAGGAACAAATAGCAGAAAGAAAGAGCATGTATGCACAATTATCACAGCAGGTTGAACAGCTTTCTGAGGTGGTCAAGAATAAGGAAGGTACCATTGAAACCCTTGAAAGACAGCTTGTACAAGCAGGTATTAAAGGTAAGGTTATGCAAGCAGAGGTTGAGATTAATAAAAAGAAAGTCGAGACTCAGTCTGAAATAGAAGGTGAGCTCAAGGATACCAGGCTAAAGCAAGGGGCCGCAAGAGATAAGATGAAAGATACTGCTGTAACTGAGGGTAGGCGTTTAGGTATGGGTATAGATAATATTCTTAAAAGTACAGAATTAAACCAGGAAAAAAAGTCCTTGCAAAATAATAATGAAGTTTAGTAACTTATAAACAATTACTTAAAGGGAGAAATACATGACAGAAGGACAGCCCACTGGTAACTTGGCAGAAGCCGACTCCGGTGAAGATTTCTTTAAAGCGCTCGAAGATGACGTCAATAGCGCTATACAAGATGAGACGTTAAAGGAAGACCCCTCTGAGGTAACCCCTCCGCAAACAAGTGGCCCCGAACAGGTAACCCACACTACGGAAGGCTCCAAGAATGAGATAGATTGGGAAAAGAGGTACAAAGATTCAACCAGAGAAGCTCAAAAATTACATGGAGAGCTCTCTGATTTAAAACCCTTTGTTCCTGTTCTCAACGCAATGAAAGAAGATAGTGGCCTTGTAGACCATGTTAGAGACTATCTTGAGAATGGCGGAACTCCTGCTAAAAGTGTTACAGAGCGCTTAGGACTTGCAGAAGACTTTGTTTATGATGCTCAGGCTGCCGTTGATGATCCGGATTCGGATTCAGCAAGGGTGTTTCAGCACAGTGTTGACAAAATAGTTAATGCTAAGGTAAATAAAGTTATCACAGAAGAGCGCCAAGCTAACAAGAGTGCAGCAGATCGCAATGAGCGAGCTAGACAAGAGGTAGAATTCAAAAAGAAGCATAAAATGTCTGATGAAGACTTTTCAGCGATGATAAATGATTCTAAGAATCATATTATGACTCTTGAGGATATCCATCTCTTACTTAACAGGGATAAAATTGCGGCTAATACTGCTAATGCAGCAAAGACTGACATGAGAAAGCAGATGAAGAATGTTCGCAATATACCTACAAGTGCCAGTGGAGCAAACAGTGCCGGAGAAAATGCAAAAACATTTGAAGACCAAGTGTTTGATGCAATTAATGGCACTGATGATGTAGATAACTTGTTCGGATAGGCACTCTATAACAACATAGAGACTCCTATCTGAAATAAATAGAAAAGGAGGTTAGCTCTATGGCTGACTTATTTAAACTATCGAACTTAGGCGCAACTGACGTTGCGGGTAATGGTCCAGGGGATCCAGTATCAGATTCAATTCTGACTGGAGATCTTCGTCGGAGGTACAACTTCGGGGATAGAGTATCCGAACTATCCATTGCACAAGATCCTTTCTTTCGATTTCTCTCAAAGGTGAGCAAGAAACCGACTGATGATCCTGCATTTAAGTTCACAGAAAGACGTAGTTCTTGGCATAAACGTTATGCATACTGCGTAGGTGGTGATGGTACCGATGATGGTACGTTTGATGATAGTGACTGTGATAATTTTGATGTTGAAGGTGAACCATGGTATGCAAAGATGGGTGGGGATTACAATAGTTCTGGTAATCTTCAGAATGTCTTAGGCCAAAGTACAAGCTATTACGTAGGTGATCCTGGTACTATGCCTGAGTTCTTCCTTGTAGGCCAAGTCATTAAGTTCCCTGTAACTTTGAGCGCTGGCGGCACAGATTATATTGCTGCACGTGTTGAAGCTGTTTCTACAGTTTCAACAACCTATAAGAAGTTGTCATTGACAACTATTAAAGGTGTTGCAGGAGGCTCTATATTAAAGGGTGTTCCAACCAGCGTAGCAGTCGACGGTTCAACTGGAACTACAGACAATGAAGAGACTCTAGCTCCAAACAAATGTTATGTTATTGGTTCTGCATTTGAAGAAGGCTCTGGTTATCCTGAAACATGGAAAGACCAGCCCTTTGCAACCAACTATGGGCAAACCCAGATTTGGAAAACTGCAATGGCAATGACTAACACTGCTCGTGCTACCGTACTTAAGTATGATGCTAACGAGTGGGCTAGGGTATGGAAAGAACATCTTATATCTCATAAATGGGATATGGAACAATCTTTACTGTTTGGTTCTCAGGTATCCGATAGTAGTATTAATTATACTCAGGGTGCTGTAGACTATATCTTGAACTATGGCAATAGCTTTGGTTTGGATATTACTACTAAAACAGCAGATGATTTCTTAGATGATCTCTCTGGCTATATGGATCCACGGTATGCATCACAGTCGCCAACAGTGTACTTCTGTAGTACTGCTGTTTACAACTGGCTGCATAAACTCGGTGGTTACTTCAAAAATAATCTAGAAGTTTCTTCCCAATTCCGTGCTGATCTAGCCATAACTGGAAAGAAGAAAGTCTTCGGTGTTGATATTACTACTATTACTACTCCTTATGGAGATATGAATGTAGCACGTAATATACACTTGGACGGTACAGATATTAAGATTCTTGGAATCGGTATGAAAAACTGTGCTTGGAGGCCTCTTGTTGGTAATGGTGTTAATCGTGACACTTCAGTATACGTTGGAGTCCAGACTTTGGAGAACAGCGGTATTGATCGTCGGGTTGACTTAATTTTAACCGAAGGTGGCATGGAATGGTCTCTACCAGAATCCCACGCCATCTGGAAATAGGAGGTAGATCATGGCTAAGAAACAACCGATGTATGGCTCAGAAGCCTCTGTGGATAGCCCTGCTATTCCTGACGAAGTGATTACATGGACTGCAAATGAACCAACAGCAGGTAGCGCAGCTACTATTGACGATGGTAATACTGTAGGCGATGATAATGATGCAGGTCAAGTGATAGCAGATCTTACAGCTAAGCTGAATGCAGTGCTTGCAGCTTTACGCAAGTTCGGCATTATAGCAACATAGGAGGTAGATCATGGCTAAGGTAAAAGCACCGGCTCTATCGCCACAGGACCAGCAAGCTACTGCTATTACAGCAGTTGCAACTACTGGTGCTGATTTAGCGAGTGCTGACGCTTCAGGTCTGGTCAACGTCACCGGAGTATCTGGTGGCATTGTTAATCTGCCTGCAGGAAAATATAGTGGACAAACAATTGTTGCTAGTAATATAACAGCAGCAACAACTTTCACATACAGTGGTTCCAACGTCGTAGGTGACGTAGCTATCGCTGCTGATGGAGTTGGAATGTTTGTTTGGTACTTTTCTGCATCAGGAACAGGTCTCTGGTATTCAGTGGGAGCCTAAACAACAACTACCGAACCCCTCTCTGGGAAGATTTTCATTCTCTCCCCAGGAGGGGGGCTAGGTATCAAGGAGATTAATGGCAACATTTGAAACAAGAGTAGAAGCGTTAACGGGGCTATCTATAGATAGTTCTTCTAACCCCACTCAGTCAGAGCTTACACAGTTCCTGACGGATGGGGCTAATGACGTTATAAACAGGCTTAAGACTATAAATCCTGTGTTGGTTTCTTTATTCTCCTCAACTACGGTTGATGGGGGATCGGGCGCATATATAGATGGAGATGTTCTTGGTGTATTTGGCGCAGAGGCTGACTATGATAGGCCCGCAGAAGAGGTACCTTTCCAGATGAAGTCTATGGTAACTAATCCGAACAGTCTACACTATAGAAGTAAGTATAATCCTGTGTTTTATAGAGAGGGGAAGAAAATTGTAGTTTTACCAGATGGGGGATCAATACAACATATCTCTAAGCCGAATGTGACATATGGCGCAGAAGATATCCTAGATTTTCCAGATCAATATTTATATATGGTAGCTTTATATGCAGCTATTCAATCAATTAATAACGTTCTGTCTAAAAAGGATGTACCTGATGAGTTAATAACTTTACCAACTCTTCCAGCACTTCCTTCATTTGCGCCTCCCTCAGTGGTGATTCCTACTATACCTAGTCTTATTGCAGACCCTAATATTTTTTATATTAATGCCAGTATTCAAAATGATTATAGTGGCTCCACTAACGATATTTCTTCTTTAATAGCACCTACATATAATGCACCAGTTTTAGAGGCAGTTACATTGGAAACCTTGGATGACCTTGCTCTACCTACACCCCCTCCAGTTCCAAGCATTGCCGCCAAAGCTATAAATTTTACACAAGCGGCCCCAGCTTACACAAGGCCAACTTTATCCACAACAACATTCCCATCTTTTAGTGACTTTACTATTGATGCAACGGCCCCTACTGTGCCAGCATCTCCCGTCTTTACGGCTGAGACTGTAGAGACTACTACTATAGATTCTCTGCCAGCTCCTCCACTATACGATTCGCCTAAGGTACTTGGGGTTTCCGAGGAACTTATGGAGACTTCACCTTCAGCTGATGTCGCTGTTATAAATGAGGATGGAGCTGATTCTTTAGAGAAAGTATTAGAGACTGCTTGGGCCTATGTATCCGGAGAAGAAGACCCGGAAATGTCTAACAGTGCCCTAGCATTTGCCTCTAATGTAGTTTCTGTATATGGCCAAGCTATGGCGAACTCTTTAAATCACTTTAATGCAAGGAGCGCAGAGTATACTCAAGCGGTTCAAAAGGTTATGCAACAAGCTCAATTTAAAGCTCAGGAGGCTGCTAAGCAGGCTGATATTAATACGCAGGCCACACTTAATGAGTATACCCAAGAGCTGGCTAGATTCGGACAAGATTTAGCCTTATTCCAAGCTAATGTTTCAAAAGAAGTACAAGAGTGGACTACGCAGAATATCCAATATAAGATGGCTAAGTGGAATACCGAAAGAAGTAACGACTTTCAGCAGTATCAATCAGATATGACTAATGAGTTAAATAATTTTAACAAAGAGAATGCAGAGTACCAAGCTAAGTTGCAGATATCTATACAGGATGCTGCGGCTGAGAATCAGGTGGAACAAGCTAAGCTTCAAGAATTCTCTTCGGACTTACAAAGGCATCAGGCTGAGGTTAACGATACTGTAGCTGAGTTTACTAATAATGTGCTACAGAAGAAGTTAGAATTATATAAGTTTGATTATCAGCAAGCTATTGCTAAGCACTCTGCTGATATGCAGAATGAGCTTAACAGCTTTAATGAAGCTAATGTCAAGTATCAGGCAGAGATAGCTAACTCTAATACTGGGTTTCAGAGTAAGATTAACGCTCTAAACCAAAAGATGCAGATTGGTACTACATTAGACCAGACCAATAAGCAGCAGGATATTCAAGCAAGGATCCAAGATTATACTTTTAAGATTCAAAAATTTCAAGCAGATCTCAGTCAGTATCAAGCTGAGATAAACACTAATACACAAGAGCATGGGACTAAGTTGCAGAACTTTGATAAAGAATTGTCCAGATTTGGTCAAGATTTAGCTAAGTATCAAGCTGAAGTTCAAGCTAAAGTACAACAACATCAAACCAATCTACAGGGTCGCCAATCTGAGTATTCTTGGCTGAGCGCCAGACAGTCTGATCTAATCAGGCAGTATAATGAGTCTATTGGTTTGCAAGCTCAACCTAAAAGAGGAGAGATCAATGAGTAAAGTAAAAGAAGTAGAAACTACAACAAGAGAAGTAAGAGAAGGTACCTCTGAGGCTACAATAGAAGAAACTATTTCCACCCTTCAGGTACAAGTTAAAGAATTTACAGAAAAAGCTGAGTATTTTAGGGTCATGGCTCTAAAGGCACAGGGAGCTCTAGAAATATTGTCTCAACTCGGCCCAAAAGATAATGGAGAAGGAGATAAATAATGGCTGATAGCATTAAATTTTCAATAAGCGCCACACCTCTAGAGGTTACAGATGTCCAGCAAGGCACAGGGCCTACTGTTGCGGCAACAGAATGTTTTGGAACTGTAGGCGGCTCAGGTGAGGTAGCTAGTATTGCAATAGTGGATGCTGGAGGGAGTGATGACGGCTATATAGGCGGAACAGGACCTTATTATGCACAAGCAATTAAGGTTGCTGCGGCTTCTGTCACTCCAGCAGCGCACGGATTTGTTAATCTTGCCGCATGTAAATTTCTATATATTAAGCATACTGGGTATGAGGGAGATACTGGTGGAGCAAAAAGTACTACAGCAAATACTGTAGACTATGTTTCTGTAATGGTAAATGCGGGTGCCGGTACCGATATATGTATAGCTAGACTTAAGTCTGGTGAAGCTATGATATTGCCTGCAAGAGGAGGCTTAGCTACAAATAATATTATGCTAGCAGCCACTGATGTAGCAGGAGCAGCAGGCGCTTCTGTAAACGGAGTTGCTGTAGAATTTCTAGCTTTCGCATAATATGAAAGTACAGGAAGTTATGGAAAGGGCTGGCACTACCCAAACAGGTCGTGCTATTGCTTATATTAAGGATGCTCTTGAAGAGCTTAATATAACGCATGAGACTCATGTGACTACTTCTGATGCAGATATAGTGAAGGATCAAAGACTGTATGATATACCTCTAGACACTCTTAAGATAGTGAGCATCCAATGTAAAAACTATTTAAACACTAAGGATGAGTATAGACAAATTCCAAGGCTTCTTAATGAACCAACTATTACGGATAAAGATTAATGGCTAAAGCTAGAGAATATGCATATTATATGAAAGGCGGGAGATTGCAGCTAGTAGAAAAATCTCGTGATGTTGCTGATGGACTCAACTATACGTATAATGATGGTGATGGCTTAGATCTTCCTAGTGGCACTGGTTCATGGAAGAGTCCGTTAGAAACTATTCCTGATGCTTTAAGAATAGAGTACGCCTATAGTCCTACCTATTTCATCAGAGAAACTGAGGACACAAGCAAGGCTATAGATCAGTACAGATCTGATGCTGGCTATTTGTTATTAGAAGATACAGCTAGTAATGACTTTTCAGCAGCTCCAGAAAGTTTGGCTGATGGTAGTTATATTGTTCTAAGGGGTGCTGGCAGATGGAATGGGCTTCATAAAGTAAGTGCGGCAGGGGCAGGCAGTATAACTACTTATACAAAGTATGATGGAGATGGTACCGATTCTGTAGTATTTGAAGGCACTGTTACCTTGTACTATAATGTAGATGTTTTAAATGATGAGGCGGATGAACTAGATATCCCAGAGTATCTTTCTAAGGCTGTTGTAGATTACGTTAAAGCTAGACTTGCAGAAGATATGGGAGAACTAGAGTTGAAGGACTACTTTATGAAAGAGTTTAGGAAGAAGATAGAGAAGTATGAAAATGCAAAGATAGTCGGGCCCAGAATGATAGTGCCTGGCGTTAGGTGGTCTTAGTATGAGTGCTAAAAATAGATGGCGGAACTCATTAACTATCTCTGAATCTTTAGCTCCAACAGTCCATTTTGAGAAAGGTAGCTCACTTGCAGAGTTACCTGGAGGCGGTATGTCGCCAAGCAGGAATATATGGTTAATAAGGGGGCTTACTACGCCAGTTTTTAAAGTTACTGTTGAGGCTAAGTTAAATGGGGAGTGGATAGAACTATATGATGATGATACTGACTATGACGCTGCTAGAATTGCTGCATTACTCCCTTTTATGGCGACTGGTTTGAGGGTAATGAGGGATGGTACGATTCAACTTGTTAGTTCTGGATTATATGGATATTTATTATACTAAGGGGGTTAAATTATGCCAGATGTAGGCCAAAAAGGAATACAAGATTTTACAGTACAAGAGAGCGTAGCGCCTTATTGTAAGGCAGTAGTTTCTACTACAAACGCAATGGATCCATGTCGGGCTATCTATTGCAAAACTGATGGTGGTTACGTTCTAACTATGAATGGGGAGGATGTTACGTTTAATAATATGCTTGCTGGAACTATCTATGAACTCTCTATTACTAAGTCTAATAGTGCAAATATTATTCATTTATACTAATTTTTAATAGGAGGCTAATATGGCCAAGACACACAAAGGAATGTACCAATATACCTCAGATGAGGGGGCTAATATTGGCCTGGGCCAAACTGGCTTTAAATTCATTACAGCAACTGGATCATACGTTGCATCAGCAGATGCAAATAACTCTGAGTGGTTTGTAGCATTTAAGTCGGTAGGAACTAGCGCCAAAGTATCGGGTACCTCTCTTCAGGGGGATCATTTTTCAACTGACGGTGCTTCTGCAGCATCAGGGAATGTTATTGAATTAGTTGAGGGAGAGATGATATGGGGCTGCTTTAGCACTCTATATGCTACTTTAGATGCAACCGAATATATTATAGCGTACTACGGATAAGTGAGAGAATACTCGCAAAATGGTATTGCCGCTACAGGGGTTGGCATAGGTCAGTCAGGATTTAATGTAGTTCATTCTAATGATACTGCATCTTCTAGCTTTAATACTGCAGTATGGAGATGTGGGGAGGCTTACAAGGTTTGGGCACGTTCAGGGCCTTCAACAGCTGCCGAGAAAGCTTTTGCATCTTCTGTTAATCTTACCGCTACAGATCTGGTGAATACTGATACTAAATATATGTATAAAAGATTTCATACTACTTTATCAGCTAGTATGACTGTTGGTGCAGCTTCTGTAAGAATGAATGCTGCCGCAACTACAAATGGGTATGATAATGATACAATTAAAAAGGGGTATTATTACGTTATAGGGACTGAGATTATCGGTATTCAGAACTCAGCTATAGTGGGCACAGTAAGGACTACTTCTGGAACAGAGCGTGGGTGCTTTGGAACTACAGCTGCTGCTCATAGTGCGGATGATAATGTTTATGAGATGTGTTTTGCTATTCCAGATTTAGAGTATTGGGGATTTATACAGGCACACTCAGACCATATTGGTATAGGGTATATAGAGGAGGATGATGAGCTTCTATATGATGTTCTAGGAGTTTCTGATGGTGATTCAAACTCAGGTGATGATAATTTAGGAACATGGGACAATCCTGATGTAGAGATGCTCAACCTAGGGATCTTAAAAGGAGATGGCTTATCTGGAAGATTTACTAGTGTAGGATTGGGGTACGCTAACGGGGAACGTCCAGAATTAGGCGGGGGTATCCTGCTTTATAAAAAATAATCAAAAAAGGAGATAACATGGCAAAGAAAAAAGAAAAGTCTGCTAAACCAGCAATAGTACTTTTAGTACCTAGTGATATTGCATCAAAAGGTGATGCTAGATCAGGTGCAAGAAAAGGTGCTCGCTTTGACAATACAAGCAGAACAAGGACGCGTCGCGGAAGATAATATGCTATATAGGAAACACCCAAATGCCTCTGACTGGGCTATATACTTTAATGGGTTTTGTCCGAATGCATTGACGCCAACTGATTCATCTAAGAAATACTTTGTTACTAAAAATACAGGTGTATTATCGATAGATACAGAGACTGATAGCTTTTCAACAGCAGAGTCTAGGTTTCTAGCCATATGTAATGACACAACTAACAAAACTAATTACTTAGGTGGTGCAGGCACGGCTGATGAGATAGCCTTTACACCATTAACAGCTAAGCTTGTTAATGGGGTAGTTTCGCTTAAAACATGATGACTGGTATTGCAGATACATTAAAAACTACTAGCGCTGGACTTGGAGGATTTTGGGTGTCAGCATTGGCATGGATACCTGAGATAATCAGCTTATCTGTGGGTTTTGCAACACTAGTATATCTTATCATAAAGATAAAAAAAGAGTTAAAATAGGAGAGAACGATGCTTTGCACTAAATGTGGCTCTAACCAGACTATTAAGTATGGTATAAGAACCAATAAAGGTGGAGAAGACTCACAAAGATACTTCTGCAATAGTTGTAGTAGTGAGTTTTCAATTAAACTTTCAACCGCAAAGGCTGTATCCAGCGTCAGGAGGGCTATAATCACTCCCGACAAACACTTCCCCTACGAAGATAAACCTGCTATTAATGCTTTGGTAAAGGCTATAAGTCTAGTAAAACCAAGCATTTACGTGGATCTTGGTGATGTAGGGGAGTGGGAGAGTGTTTCTGCATGGAAGTATAAACGGAAACAAAGGCCTCCTCTGGAGCATATAATACCAGATATTGAGGCAGAGATAAGGAAAGTTAATGCGGGGATGGATATTATAGATGAGGCTCTTGATGATGTGGGATGTGATGAGCGTCACTTCTGCGAGGGCAATCATGATAACTGGCTTAATAGGTTTGTAGAGAGATACCCCTATTTGCCCCAATATAGGGTCAAAACGGCACTTTCTCTTACAGATCGAGGTTATGAGTATCATCCCTTTGGAAAGTTCCTTAAAATAGGCAAAATACACTTTTATCATGGGCATCAGTACGGTGGCATGTATCATACCGCTAATCACCTTAGAAAACTGGGGTGCAATGTAATGTATGGGCATTGGCATGATATACAGCAGATGACAGCCACCCACATGGATGGGCCTAAAGCTGCATGGAGTATTGGATGCCTGAAGGATATGAGTACAGAGAGCAATGCATGGCTTGATAATAGAAGGATTAATTGGGCGCATGCATTTGCTATAATAGACTTTTATGGAGAGGGAGACTTTACTGTCGATATAGTTCAGATTATAGATGGAAAGTGCTCCATATGGGGTAACATGATAGATGGAAATGAATAAAGGAGATAAACAATGAGTGCACTATTAGCATTTATAACTAAGACATTCCTTACTGAAGCTATGCTGAAGAGGGTATTGGTCATTCTAGGTGATTATCTAGTAGAAAGTTCTAAGAATAAGTTGGATAATAAACTATGGGATCAAGTAAAGAAGATATTAACCAAATAACTGCAGAAAACTGGGAAGAGTTTGAAGGAGAGTACAGTACTAGAAACTCATTCTTAAAAAAGAAAGGAAAGCATAGGCGTGCCAAAGAAGATTCTACAAATAAAGGCATTCGAGGGAGGCTTAAATACAGTAAAGGCTGAGAGGGATATTGAAGAGAATGAATCCCCCTTTATTGTAAATGCTGATGTATCCAACCAGGGCAATATAAAGATCCTAGGGACTTGTAAAGATAACTATATCTCTACTAGTGATTCAATTACTGTGCCAGAAAATGGCTATGGATTCTTTACGTTTGCCCATGATTATGATATGCTGTCTGCAGGAGATACCTTTAAAACACCTCCAAGTCTAACTGATACAGTATATTTATGTAGGCTAAGATATGATGATGTTGCAGACAAGGGATATATAGCGATATATGACTACACTAATGGGTTCTGGCATGATACTGCTATTCTGTTTGATGGAAGTGCTTCTGACACCTATAGACCAAACTTCTATGTAATAGATGGAGCATTAAGAATCTGTAATTCTGCTGAGCCTACTCATAATGTAATGTGGTTCGGACATATTAAGCGAGACTTGTTTGGCGATAGTACCAATCATAGCCTTAATTTATGGAAGTTAGAGTACGCTAAAATAAGACCCCCTAAAGCGGTGCACATATTAGGCGCTGACCCCAATACCTATGGCCAGATAGACTTGGCGCCATTTGCTTCGAAACTTTTTGTAGTTGATGCTCTTGAGAGTATAGATGATAATCAATATACCATTAACGATTCTTATGGCGCATCCTCAGATGGGGTTCATGTGATGTATGAATTTGTAGCTGATTCTACAGCTACCTCTACTTGGACTAATGCACCTTCTAACACAATACATTTTTATATTACTGCCTTATATGACGGAGTTTTACAGGAAAGTGCAACAACCAGGATCAGCCAAACTGCAGGGCAGTCAGTAGGCGGTGAGAATCAGGTATTAAAGCTAGCTTTTTCTGTTACAACAGGAGCTAATGGTTCATATATGACAAGAATCAGAAAAAGGTGTACTGGATTTAGGCTATACTACTCTGAGACTAGCAATCCCGCAGGAACAAAATATCTCTTAGTAGAGGGAAGCTTTGAGAATGGTCTCCGCAAGGCGGGGTCTCCAGACTGGGATGAATGGAATGTATATTCGTCGAGGACTGGTTATGAAGACACTACATTTGAAGCTCCAGATACAGCTTTTAGTTCAGTCGGCGCTTATGTATTCAAAGACCCCCCTATAGATACTAAGTATGATGACCTTAATGGCCATTTTGAGCATGAGACTACTACTGCCTCATGGAAGACTTCCTGCACTATTGGGAGAAGGTTGTATATAGGAAATGTATTCTATCCTGCCAACTCTACAGGTCGCCCTAATAATGACTTAATATTAAAATCTGCGCCTGAGCAATTTGATAAGTTTCCAGAGTTTAATACAACTGAGGCTGCGGTATCTGATGGGGAAAGTATAGTGTCACTTATGTCTTTTGCTGACAGAATCCTACAGTTTAAAAAGAGCACTTTATATATTATAAATATATCTGGTGATTCTGAGTTTCTTGAGGCAAAGTATCCTTTTATGGGGATAGAACAGCCCTATCAAGTATGTGAAACTATAAGAGGAATATTTTGGATAAATCTTCACGGCTTATTTTGGTATAACGGTGAGCAGATACTGAATCTTATGGAGCAAAAGCTATCTAAGGATTCATGGAAATGGACTGGATATGGAGCTATAGGGTATGATAATATTAATGAGAAGTTAATCATCACCAGAGATACTAGAAAATCTGATGATATAATAGCCGCAAATGGTGGCGATGGAGTAGGTGAGCTTCATGACTTCTCTAAAGACATCTGGATTTTTAATCTTAAGCTTAATTCATGGACTGAAGGGAAGAATCTTATAGATGGGGATAGTAAGAAGACTAATTGGGTTAATACTCCAGCCAATACTGACTTTCCTAGTGGAGCACTTGTATATTCTCTTGATGGGGTGACAGGAAATACAGCTACATTAGATTTACTTCCCTCTGGGACATCCGATATAGCTTATGTTGTAAATGCAACAGTAGGAACGACAACAGATGCATCAGATTACAACATTGGTGGAGATTTTGCAATTAGTGTTACTACTGATGGTTCGGTTAATACAGCTGAAGAAACCAGTATTACTTTTAGGGCTGACTCGGCCGGGAATACAAATGGAAAATACTTTAATATTTATTCTGCAAATGATGCTATAACATATTATGTGTGGCATAATGTAGATTCAGGAGGGAATGATCCAGCCCCTACTGGGGAGACTGGAATAGCTATTGATGTAGCAACTAATGATACAGCCTCTACTATAGCTAATGCAGCAGCTATTGCAATAGACGCTGTTGAAGATTTTGGGGTAATTAATACTGGAGCCTATATTAAATGGGGATTCAAGGGTAAGTTTATAAACTATCCAAGTACACACCCAACAGAAACCCAGGAATATTCTCCTCCTGCCTATACTAGTGCTGAATGGAGGATGGTTTTAGATGGAGAGTCCCATTTCATAGAAAGAGCGGGCTCTAATACTTGGAATGGTGACGCTTCTAGTATAACCGATACGTTTGACAAGGGGGAGTTTTTTGAGATTACTAATAGTAAGATAGATTACTATGGGACTTATGGAGAGAATAAAGCAGGAATCTTTAGAGGTATATGGTCTAGAAATCTTACCTGTACTGAAGCTGGGTCCGATAAAATGTTGATGAGGAAGTCTGGAACGACTTCTGGGAGTAATGATGCTATATATAACTATGTATATGATGCCTTTGATCAAATACTTTTAACAAATGATGCGGAAGATGGCCAGCCACATACCGTCGAAGACTTTGTTGCTGATTATGGCTTATCAGGGAGTGAAGCTCCTACAGCTAGAGTTAGCTATAGTAAAAGTTGGCTAGATGCGAGCGCTACTGATGGGGCTACATGGACTGCTACTTTAATAGATACCGGAGCGGGAGAGACAGGTATTGATGCCATGATGGCAAATGCTACCATAGAGATTACATGTACAGAGGGTGCTGGACAGACTGTAGTAAATACAACAACGGCATTTACCCTTAGCTCTGGAAACCTAATGAAGTGGACGGATGTTCCTACGACTACAGATAAGTTTCACTACTTTACTAGAGATATAGATTTTGGAGATCCTTCTAGAAGGAAGAAGATAAGCAAGATTTATATTACCTTTAGGAGTATAGATAGTGCTGGGAGCTATGCGGACTCCAATGTCTTAGTAAGGCTACATATTTACTCTACAGATGGGGAGGCAGTTATAGATATGGATAATTCATCTATTAATTACAATACTTCTACTGGTCTATCATCAGATTCTCTATCAACTGATAGTGATGGATGGCTACATTCTATATTAACTCCAAGCTCTACAGACCTAGAGGGTGACGCTATATCCAAAAATATACTCTCTGCTCAAATTCAATTATATACTGCAGATGGTAGCTTTGTTCCTTCAGGATTCCAGATAAATGATCTATCTATAAGTTATAGAGAAAAAAGTGTCAAATAGATCTAGAATAGAAAGAGTTATAGAGCATAAAACAGGCAACCTCGATGTAAAAAGGGGTGCCCCCTCCATACAGGAAGGTTCAAGTGGCGCTATGACTTTAAGATGGATAGATGGCCAAGGCTTATATCTTTTTGTAAAACATGGTGTTAAATGGTACTCTAGACTTTTTCAAGATAGACCTCTTACAGTCTCTGACGAGCTTAACATGGCTGTAATTAATATCGATGATATTAATACAACTAATCTCACTTTGACAAATCTGACTGTGACCGGAGGTATTACTTTTAGTTCTGGAAATCTAACTCTTCCCGCTGGTTCTGTAGATAATTCATACTTAGCTAATGATAGTCTTTATCTTGGTTCTACAGAACTTGAATTAGGTGATCCATCTGCCAGCAATACTGGAATAGATGGTTTGGCGACTATCAATTCTGGCACGAACAGTTTGTCGATAGGGAAAGCTGGTGAGGGAACTGTGACTATAGAAAATCATCTTCAAGTAGATGGTAATATTAATGTAACAGGCTCAGGCGCAGTAGAAGTAAACGTAACTACTCAAGGAAATGTGCTTATAGACTCTACTAATGCTGAAGCATTGTTAGTGCGTAAAAATGGTGGTACGGGAGATATACTGACAGTAGATACCTACGCTAGTAAAGTAACCATGGGTGGTCCAATATTAGCTTCTAATGGGACAGCAGGAGCTCCAGCTTATTCTTTTTCAGGTGACCCTGATACTGGATTCTATTGGACGTCAGTAAATACTTTTGCATTAGCTGCTGGAGGTACGGCAGTAGCAACATTCACTACTACAGCCCTAAATCCTGGATCCGACGGGGCGTACTATTTAGGCCAAAGTGGCCAGCGCTGGAAGGGACTTAGTATTGATGCTGATAGCACAAACGGCGCAGGACTGGATATAATCAATTCAACAACTCAGACTAGCGGAAGCTTAGTAACTATAACTGGTACGGCTAATAAGGTAGCCCTAGAAGTAGCTACAGGCTATTTGCGGGTAGGTGGCAATATAATTAATGATACTGATAATTCTTATGATATAGGCACATCAACCAGGCAGTTTAAAGATATATATATAAATGGTATCGGTTATATAGATCAACTTGGCACAGATTCTGACCCTATAACAGCTTATATTAATAGTGGAGAAATAGATGGTACCCCAATAGGTACTGAGAATCACTCTACAGGAAAGTTTACTACTCTAGAAGCTAGTGGAGCAGTAACTATAGGTGGTGATATAGACTTTAATAGTGCTACTATTAATACAGCTTCACAGGAAGTTACAGTAGAGGTAAAGCACGTAATAGGCTCGTTTCACTTTGATGGAGCTGCTGACAATATTTTATCTATTGATGGTGCCAGTAACAGGGTCGGTATTGGGACTGCTACACCAGATTATATGTTAGAACTTGAATCTAGCACCAACAATTCACCTACTTTATGTTTAACAAATTCATCTACTTCAGACCAATTAGGCTCAAACATAATTTTTAGAAATAGTCACACTGATGGAGTAACCTCAGAAGGTCAATCTCTTGGAGATATGGTTTGGCAGGCTAGTAACAATGAAGACTCTAATGCTTATCAAAACGCTTGTGCAATTAAAGGTATAGCAGGTGCAGAGATAGGGTCAAGTGGGGACCCAAGTGACTCTCCTGGGGAGTTACAATTTTGGACTACCCCAAATGGTTCTGAATCTTTAGCACAAAGAATGACAATACTTGAAAGTGGCAATGTCGGTATTGGGACTAGTTCGCCAGGTACAGCCTTAGAAATTGGTGATGGAAGTTCAACCAGTGCTACTATTACTTTAAATGGTTATAGTAGTGCTGATTCAAGGATTCTTTTTGAGAATAATACTTCTACGATGGGGGTTATTGGATATGACATCAGTACATCTACCACAGACTTAAAGATAAATTGCTCAGCCAATTTAAGTGATAATCATTTAGTTGTTCAAAGTGATGGCAATGTCGGTATTGGGACTACTTCACCAGATACTTTATTAGACATAGGAAGTGCCAGTATTGGGACAAGTGCTCCACATATACGAATTTCAAATACAAAAAATGCTGCTGATTGGCACGCGTCAAATGAAGAAGCTATTGGGGGATTGGAATTTTATAGTGCAGATACAAGTGGTGATGGTGGTGCAGGGGTAAAATCCTCAGTAAGAGCTTATAATGATAATACTACTTATGGTGGATATTACGGATTAAAGTTTGGCGTATCTGGTTCTACTGCTTCTGGTGGAAACGATTATACCGCTATGACTATAAAGGCATCTGGCAATGTCGGTATTGGGGTTGTAGGTCCCAATACCAAACTAGAAGTTCTTGCTGGCACTGCTAATCAATTAAAACTCTCCTTTGATGCAACTGAAAATTGCACATTTGGCGTAGATACTAATGGCTATCTTACAATTACCCCTAGTGGTAATAATATATTGTTAGCGGATACAGTGACAAATTTAAAGAATACTACGTATACTTCAGGCTTATTCACTGGAGATGGTTGGGGTATATATAAATCAGGGTCTGACTATAATCTTGAGGTAGATAATCTTTGGGTAAGAGGATCTATGTTTGTATGGGAGCTTGTCATAAATCAGATTAGAGCTACAAACGGAAGCCTAGTGGTGACCTCTGCAGCTAAAGTATCTGCTGTAACTAATGTATCTGGAGATACATGGAATCTAACTTTTGAAACTGGTGATACTTCTGATGTAGATTACCATCCTTTTGCTAATGGTGATCTTATTATGTCACATGAAAGTACGCTTGGGGAGAATGGATCTCCAGCAGTTATAACTGAGACGCAATTTCAGGTGACTGATATAGCTGTTGGTGACGTAAATGTACTGGAAGCCACCAAAGAAAGCACTACTAATGATCCCGCTGTAGGTATGACTTTTGTTAGAGTTGGGAATACTAGTGACGCGGCTAGGCAGGGAGGCGTTTATCTTACATCAGATGACTCAGGGTCACCATTTATAGATATATGGAATGGGGTAACAGATTTTGCCAATGGAGAAGCAGCTACATCAGGTGACTGGGAACATAGTGATAAGGTTAAAGTGAGGCTAGGTAGACTTGATGGACAAACTGGTGGGGATAATGAATATGGAATGTGGGCTGGTAAAACTTCAACTAATTATATAAAGGCTAGTACATCTGGTGTCTTTATAAAGGGTGATGAGGCTACATATCTTAAGGCTGATGCTGCTAAGATAGAGTTTTATGATAATAATAATAAGAAGATGGATATTACTGGCAATAGCATAAAGATGTATGCTGATGATGGCGCTACTGTTATGACTGAGTGGGATAATACTACTCTTGTTTTAGGTGGAGATGTAGAGGCTGATCCTGCTAATTATTCATATTCTACTGTTATTGCTCCTACTGCTGTTACAGTGTATGGTGCTAATGCTACAGATGGTGTTTTTATAACCAATACTGGAGTTGAGATTAAAAAAGATACGAATGATTCACTATCCTTAACGTCTGGAAGTATAATTATGAAGAGTAATAATACTCCTCAACTTGCTGTCAGTGAATATGGTATGAATATTGGGCCAGCTGCTGTTGCTCCTTCTTCTGCAGACTCTCCATCAGCAGTTATTGCTAATGTTAGTGTACACTCTGGTGGGGTTAATATATATGGAGGGACTGACGTAGATGACAATGTAGCAATTAATGATACTGGAATGATAGTTACTGTAGATAGT